ACTAACCAATACATCAAAGCCTCCTGACCACTCACCATCATCGAAAGTGGGACGAAGAATAACAGCTACATCATTGGGTCTTAAGTCTGATTTATTTTCCATGTTCTTCTTTCATTGGTGGTTGCCACTCCTGCCCCTCATATCTACGAAGCCAAAGCAGTCTAGCATTTTCTAAAACTCTTGCTTCATTTCCATCATAAGCAAGAACACAAGCAGCATACATATCTTCTTCAGATGTTGTCTCAGATAAAAGCTTCTCTGCTTTAGCAGGGCCAATGCCTTGTAAGCCAATGATATTATCAGCAGCATCTCCTGTCAATATTTGTTTGTAGAAAGAATGCATGCCCACCTCAGGGGTAACATGATATCCAATCTTCTTTACAAAGTTGTAGTGCCAGCCTGCTATTTGATCTAAGTCTTTATCTACAGAAGATATTATGCAGCCTTCTTTAAGGACAGTTGCTTCAATAGCAATGGCATCATCTGCTTCCTGTCCTTCAATAACGACAGCGCCCCACTCATCCACCATATGTTGGCGTAGGGCAGGGAGATGTTCAGGTTTAGGTGCTGTTCTGTTGCCTTTATAAACAGCAGTGGTTGCTATGTTGTTCCTGAAGTTATTCTTTCCTGTGAGAAAGAGTTTCCACTGGCTTACATAGCAACCATCAAAGGTGTTATCTACACCACATGTAAGAATGTCAGCGATATAGCTGTTAAGAGTAAACTTAGCAGTGGTTATGCTTTCATCCTTACATGCAAAAGCGATGCGATATCCAATGATATCAGCATCAACTAAAGCTATCATCAGTCAGCAGCTTGTGCGGGAAACAAGGGAAGCTGTGCTTCATTAGCTTTAGCTTCTTGCTGAGCAGCCTCAAACTGAGGAACAGCTTGTTGTTGAATAGCATTAATATGCTGAGCAGCAAACTCATAGGGAAGTTTACCAAGTCCTGTCAAAGCAGCGTTGACAGTTTCAATGTGGAGGTCAAGTTTAATTTGCATTTTGTTTTCCTTTACAGAACGTCTTCGTCATCGGCAGTAATGCCACCACCGCCTGTATACTCAACCAAGTCAGTGACAACCAGCTTGATCAATGATGCGCTAACGCCTTTCTTGTTTTTGTATGTCCAAGAATATGTACTAACCAAAGCCTTAGCCTTGCTACCATTACCAATGTCTTCAGTGATTTCATCACCGTCAACATCGAATGCTTTCATTGGTTTGTTCTTAGACTTACAGGTGATGTACTTACCCATGTCAGCCTTCTTCTCACTGTCTTGATTAACAGACAAGCCCATTTCTTCCAGAGCTTCTGCTGCTGCGTCAGACAAGTTACACAAGTTAACTTGGTAAGCACCGCTCATCTCATTCATCTTGTTCAACTGCGCCCAATAAATGTCGCACTTAATCTTCAACTTCTTTTTTTCATCAGTCATTTAATTTTCCTTTATCAAAACCCACCAGTAACGTCAGTGGCAATCACGCCAATTGTTGCCAATCTTTCCTTCGGCATCAACAGGACATCTAAATTGTAACACTTCACCTGCTTTTGTTGCAGCTTTTTCTATTATATCTACAGCTTGTTGTGCCTGAGATACATCTACTTCCCATTGTGTTTCATCATGTACAAAAGCTACAAGCTTTGCATCTATGTTAGCTTCGTTCAAAGCCTTCGTAGATTCTATAAGCCATTGCTTAGCCACCACTGCACCAGCACACTGAAGCAAAGTGTTTAAGGCAGCATGCTGTGATCTTATACCCAATATCCTACCGTCAAGGCCGGGTAATTTTCCATTGACACCAATCTTGTTTATCTTCTCCTTTAGCTTCTTTAAAGCTGGGGTGTTATCAAGAAAGTTTTCAATGAGCTTCTTACCCTTTGCTGGAGATACACCAGCAGTGAGTCCAACCTTAGCAGCACCAGCGCCGTAGAGCATTGAGTATGTCATAGTTTTCGTTTGATTACGAAACTTCTTGTGCTCACTATTACCATCATCCTTCACTGTGCCTTTAGGAACAAGACCAAAAGCTTGACAGTTCTTCCAATGGATATCACCCTTCAAGAGTTCTTCTTGCCACTCTAGATCACGCATGTAATGGGCTAGACAGCGTAGCTCAATACCACTCAAGTCTACACCCACCTGCACCTTTCCTTTAGGCACAGTCCACATCTCTCTGCACTCAGCACCATAGGGATTACCTACGGCTGGAACCTGTGCCATGTTAGGACTACTGTGTGTACATCTGCCTGTCACTGCGCCGTTGGTAATCACTCTGCCATGCACCCTGCCATCAGGCTGTACAAGCTCAAGCCAACTGCTAATCTGTGCTACACGTTTCTGTAACATGAGATATTCAGCAACAAGCTTTGCTTCAGGAAGATCAATGCCTTCAAGCACTGTCTCATCCACAATGATGTTGCCCTTCTCTGTCTTCTTATTGAACACAACACCTAAGCCTTGTAGACGCTCAGCTATTTGCTGCCTGCTGCCCGGATTAAAGATGGTGGTCTTGTCTTTCAATTGCTTACCTGTCTTATCAGACCAGCGTTCTTCAACAATAGGCTTAAACACTTCTTGCATCTGTCCTTCGATGTCAGCCATGCGTCCACTAAGCTCAGCCTGTAACAGCATAGCCTTGCGCTCATCAAGCATGAAGCCTGTGTCTTCCATCTTCTTACAGACAATAGCCACTTCATGTTCAAGCTGTATGCTCTTAGTACTGAAGCCTTCATCAGCCATCACTTTAGTTAGATGTATATGAAGTCTTCTAAGCAACAACACATCTTGCTCACAATACTTAGCCATCTCTTCAGACCATCCACCATCAAAGTCTGTGAAACCAATCTTGTGTTCTCCCAAACGAATGCCCCATGCCTCTAAACTGTGCAGGGACGGTGCTTTCTGTCCTTCAATACAAACCATTTCAATGTCAGGCTTGTATAGTCTAGACAGGATGAGAGTATCAACTAGTTTGCTTGGTTGAATGGCTATGCCCCACACCTTCTGTAACACTGGTGCATCAAAGCCAATGATGTTGTGTCCACACACTTCATCATCGCCTAAATATTGAAACAATCCTTCAGGGTTTCTCCAGTGTGTAAGCACACCATCTTTCATAGTGATACACAGCCATACAGTGTCATGGCTTGTGTTTGTTTCTATGTCAAGATAGATCATTGTGTGGTTTGTAGATTGTGTTCAGTGTTTCAAAACTTCCGTCATCAAACTTATAAAGCACTGTGCTTGTAGTGATTTTAGCTTCACCTAAGCGGGGATGATCTAAACCATACACTACAGCCTGAGTGGTGGTTCGATCAAAAAACTCAGCCTCACCTACAAAGGTGACAATTGGTTTCTGTTTCATAACGCTTCGCCTTCCTCTTCAATATATTCCAACATCCTACCAGTATGCTTGTTATAAAGCAAGTTTCCAGCAGGCCCTGTAGTGCCACTGAACCTGTTCTTGAGTACACGAACCTTAGTCATGTTGCGTACCTGTTCTTCTTCTGCTTGACCATTACGCTCAAGACCAATCACCATGTCGCTAAGCTGAGCAATAGAGCCACTGCCTCTAAGCTGTGCCAATGAAGTGACAGCACCTTCTTCATGTCCCTTATCAGAGGGACGCTTCAAGTGGCTGACAATAACAAGAGCTACATTCGTTTCTTGTACAAGCATACGAAGCTTGGTCATTATTTCATCAATGGCTTTACGCTCATCACCGCTCTCTTGTGCAGACACAATGATGGATACGTGGTCAAGGAAGATGTACTTACAGCTAAGACCTTTAGCCATGTAACGAACACGATTGATAATGTTATCTGTTGATGTGCTTCCGAAGTGGTCAAACAAAAACAATCTACCAGTACCTAACGTGTTATCGAAAGCTCTCTTACGTTCTTCCTCACCAACTTCATGGTCAGGCAGGTGCAATGGAACATTAGCTGCAAGAGACATGATGGATAAGCCTGTCTTACGAATGCTCTCTTCCAAGAACATAAGACCAATGTTGTCCTCTGTCTTCTGCACAATGTGCCAAACAATTTCTCGCAGCACTTGGCTCTTACCCAATCCACTACCAGCAGTGATGGTTACTAGTTCACCAAAGCGCATACCATAGGTAAGTTCATTCAGTCCTTGCCAAGGATAGAAGCAATCTGCTGGAGCCAAAGGCTTAGACATTTCATCCCACAAGGTGGAGCCAGAGACAATACCATCTGGTACAAACTGCTCAGCCCTCCACCACCTGTCTACAAAGGCAGCTTCCTTGCTTTCAGACAACCAATCACATGCGTCTTTGTAATCAGGCAAGGGCTTGAACACTTTGCACTTGCTACCAAAAAGCTCAGCCACTTCCTTAGCTGCTTTAACTCCATGCTCATCACCATCAAAACACACTATGATGTTTTCAAAGCTGTTGATGTATTCATAATGTTGCTTGCAATCTTTCAATGCAGAGCCAGCACCATTACGTATGGACACAACAGGATACTTAGACCCTGTCATTTGATATGCAGCCAGTGCATCAAACTCACCTTCCACTATTGTGAGGTAGCGTCCACCAATGGGAAACAAGTGTTGCCCAAACAATGTACCCTTACCCCATGCACCAGCAGTGGAGAAAGATTTTTCTTTTGTGCTTCTAACTTTTGCAGCTACAAGCTGGCTGTCCTTATCGTGATAGGGAAAATATAAATTGTTGTCACACTTAACAACACCAAACTTTTCCATTGTTGCTTTGGTGATACGTCTGTCAGATACAGACACTGACATGCCTTCTCTATATTGTTTAAGAAAGGATATGTCCTTCACTTCTGTTTCTTCTGCAAGCATTATGTGTTTTTCCTCTGAGGCTACGTTGGTGGGAGTGAATGTATTACATACAAAGCACTTGGTTGACATGTCATCATTTATTGATAGCCCATCTGAGCTACCACAAGTGTGACAAGGTTGATGTGTTTTTATAAATTTAGTTCCCACTCTATTCCTTTATAACTTATATCGTGAGTTTTTAGTACAGCAGAGTAGCCATCAAAGAGCCTTTGCATTCTGCTGTTGTGTAAGGCTGTGATGCCAATGATCATGTTGGCTTGCTCATCCTCTGTCATAGGTGTTGGTCTGTCCATCAATGACCACAATAAAAGATCAAGGTCTTCTGCTGTAACCCACGCTTGCATGATGAGGTCTTCAAGTTTGTGAAACTGCATTTGGTTTTCCTTTACATGAATGTTGCTTAGCTTCTTCTTCGTCAAGAAATATTGTTGAGCATTTACGACAACGCCATGCACAAGCCTCTGTCATTATAGTTTGTTTGCTTCCGTGACCACCACGTATTCTTCCAAACAGTGTTCTTATTTTGTCAATCATGTGTTCTTCTCCTTGAGTTTGGCTTCAATGGTCAACACATTGATGCAGTACGACCAGCTTTGCCAGTTCATACATCCATACGGCATGTTGGTTGTCTACATGTGACGAAAGTGTTTTAAGTTCATCATCTTCATAAAACAACACAATGCAAGACTGGTCAGGCTGTATGCGTTCTATTGCATGGGTGAGCATGGCAGTAGCATCCCAATCTTTAAGGTGATGTACTTTCATGCGTTCTTCTCCTTGAGTTTGGCTTCAACAACTATCAAATCAAGATATGGACTTTTTGTTGATCCATGAATTTCTTCTCGTTCCTCATCCGTCAGCCCCACCCATGTGCGCTGTGGTGGTTCTTGGTAAAACGGGCCAGCCATATGTCCATGAAATTGCTCCCACGCTACAGGCTTTCGGCTTTCTAACTCTGCAATGGCTTGCTTGCTCTTTGCAGGACAAGTTTCACCTTGGTTGCAGTCATGTGTGCATGGTGGGCAAGTCATTGCTTCATCTCCCTTATGTACATTGCCAAAATACCCGCAGCGATTGACCCAAGTTTCTCAACGTGCTGTGCCACTTCCTCAATCACCTGATCTCTGTAAGGATTGG